TCGATGCTGTACTCAGAACGGCATCAGGGGTGGATCAGCAACTGTCCACTTTCCTATCTGGCACCAAGAAATCAGAGACATCCTCGTCCTCAAAAACAACAAAGGAACAGACGACAACAGAGTTAGAAAGTTAGATTACAGCATACAGATATCTAAATTATTTTATGAGAGGTTTATAACCAATGAAGAAGTCAGTCTTTTTTCTCCTCATGATGTTCCAGGGCTTTATGATAGTTTTGGTACAGAAGGCTTTGACGAGTTATACTTAAAGTATGAACAAGATGAATCAATTCCCAAAACCAAGATTGGTGGACAGGAGTTGATTCTTGATCTCTTAAAGGAAAGAGCAGAGACTGGTCGTATTTACATAATGAATATTGATCATTGTAATAGTCATTCATCTTTCCAAGATAAAGTTGAGATGAGTAATCTATGTCAAGAGATCACTTTACCAACTAAACCAATTGTACATATTGATGATGAAGAAGGGGAGATAGCACTTTGTATTTTATCTGCTATTAATATAGGAAAACTTAAAGATGTTTCAGATCTTGAACCTCTATGTGATCTTGCTATTAGAAGTCTTGATGAATTGATTGATTTCCAAGGTTATCCTGTTAAGGCAGCAGAACTCGCTACAAGAGCACGTAGATCATTAGGGGTAGGTTATATTGGTTTGGCACATTACCTTGCCAAACAGGGTGTAGGATACGGTGATAAAGAGGCTTGGAAATTAGTTCATACTCTTACTGAAGCATTTCAATATTATCTTATTAAATCTACTGTTAATCTGGCAAAAGAAAAGGGTGCTTGTAAGTACTCTGATAGAACAAAATATGCTAAAGGAATCCTTCCTATTGATACATATAAGAAAGACGTAGATGAGATTGTTCCAAATGACCTATCACTTGATTGGGAGTCTTTACGGGCAGACGTTTTGGAATATGGAGTTAGGAACTCAACATTGTCCGCACAAATGCCTTCGGAGAGCAGTTCCGTTGTGTCAAATGCAACCAATGGAATCGAACCTCCTAGAGGATACTTGTCCATTAAGAAATCAAAGAAGGGGCCTCTTAAACAGATTGTTCCACAGTTTAATACACTAAAGAATAACTATACTCTTCTTTGGGATATGAAAGATAATAAGGGATATATTAATATTGTTGCAGTAATGCAAAAATTCTTTGATCAGGCAATCAGTGGTAACTGGAGTTATAATCCAGAGAACTATCCTGATAATGAAGTTCCTGTTTCTGTTATGGCACAGGATCTTCTAACTACATACAAATACGGTTGGAAGACTTCTTACTATCAAAATACTTATGATATTAAGACAGATGAAGTTGAACCAGCACATCCTATAGGATGGTATGATAATGTGAAAGAGGAAGTGGGAATTCAAGGTCATTCCCAACAAACCCAATTGCAAAGTTTAGTTGATGAATTATCCCAAGAGGAGGAGTGTGAATCCTGTGCAATCTGATATGAAAGGAATGACGGTATTTAATACCAATGAGGTTGATACTAAGAAACAACCAATGTTTTTTGGTCAACCATTAGGGGTTCAGAGATATGATTCTTATAAGTACCCAGTATTTGATAAACTTACTACACAGCAATTAGGATATTTTTGGAGACCTGAAGAAGTATCTCTACAAAAAGATCGTGGGGATTATCTTGAATTGAGTGCAGCACAAAAGCATATCTATACTTCTAACTTAAAGTATCAGATTATGCTTGATTCAGTTCAGGGTAGAGCACCTGGTATGGCATTCATTCCTTACTGTTCTTTACCTGAACTTGAAGCGTGTATGGAAGTGTGGGGTTTTATGGAGATGATTCATAGTAGATCCTATACTTATATCATTAAAAATGTTTATGCAAATCCTTCTGATGTATTTGATACTATTATCAAAGATGAAAGAATATTAGAACGTGCCGCAAGTGTCACGGAATCCTATGATACTTTCATTAATTATGCACAGGAGTATGGTCAGAGTAGTGCTTGGACACCTGAGATGAGGACTCATATTAATTCAGAATGGACACGTAAAGATTTAAAAAGACACTTATACAGAGCAGTTGCTAATGTTAACATTCTTGAAGGTATCCGCTTTTACGTCTCTTTTGCTTGCTCCTTTGCATTTGGTGAGCTTAAGCGTATGGAAGGATCCGCAAAGATTATCTCCCTTATTGCAAGAGACGAGAACCAACACCTTGTCCTCACCCAACAGATATTAAACAACTGGAAGAAGGGTGATGATCCTGATATGATTGGTATTATGAAGGATGAAGAAGAATGGACATATGAAATGTTTAGACGTTGTGTTAATGAAGAGAAGAAGTGGGCAGAATATCTATTTAAGGATGGATCTATGATTGGATTGAATGAAAAACTCCTTCATCAATATGTTGAATGGATTGCCAATCGTAGAATAAAAGCAATAGGACTTAAACCACTCTATGACATACCTGCAAAAAATAATCCATTGCCTTGGACAGAGCATTGGATTTCCTCAAAAGGACTCCAAGTTGCACCACAAGAAACCGAAGTTGAATCCTACATCGTTGGAGGAATCAAACAAGACGTTAAAAACGATACCTTCTCAGGGTTTAAATTATAGTTTAGAAGATTGTATTGAAGCGTACAAAGAACCCCCATGTGAAAATTGGGATGATTATGCAGGTGGTTAATTTATGAAGAAATTTATTTTTGATGTTGATGGGACTTTGACACCCAGTAGAGGAAAGATTGATGACTCTGTTTGGGAATTCTTTCTTACATTCTGTCGTAATCATGATGTCTATCTTGTTACTGGTAGTGATAGAGATAAGACATTAGAGCAGATGGGAATTGATATATGCTATACTGCTAAACGAGTATATAATTGTTCTGGTAGTGATGCATATGAAAAGGATCAGAATGTTTATAGAGATGATTGGGAACTACCAAAAAAGGTAGAAAGATTTTTAGAAGATGAGTTAGCATATAGTTGTTTTCCTATTCGTAATGGATTGCATATAGAACATAGACCTGGTGGAATTAATTTTAGTATCTTGGGTAGAGGTAAGGATCCTTCTGAAGGTAGGGCAGAGTATATTAAGTGGGATAAGGAAAGATTAGAGAGACAAGATATTGCAGAAAGAATTAGAAATCAGTTTCCTGAATTGTCTGTAGCACTTGGAGGACAGACAGGTCTTGATATTGGACCTAAAGGTTCTGATAAGAGTCAGATATTAAGAGACTTCTCTAAAGATGATGAGTTACATTTCTTTGGTGATAGAGTTGAAGAGGGTGGTAATGATCATTCATTAGCGATGGCTATTGTAAATAATATGATGGGATCTGCTTATAATGTTGACAACTATAAAGAAACTTTCGACATACTATATAAAATAGAGAAATAAAAACTATGGCATGGAAATTGATGAGGGAACTTACGAAAATCCCTGGACCTATGAAGGTGCAAATTTTACTTCTGACGACATTAACGATTTCTTCGGTTACGTCTACCGTATTACAAATCTCACAACGGGGAAGCAATACATCGGAAGAAAGTATTTTACACAGCGTAGAAAGCCTAGAAGTGGCAAAGGGAAACGGAGGGTTACGTCTGAGAGTGACTGGAAGAAATACTACGGAAGTTCTGCAGAACTTAAAGCCGATATTAAGAACTTTGGAAAGTCCAATTTCAAACGAGAAATAATAAGTCTTCATAAAACTCTTGGTAAGGTGAATTATGAAGAGACCAAACAGTTATTCCTACATAATGTATTAATGGAGGCACTTGACGATGGAACTCCAGCATACTATAATAGCAACATTCTTGGACGTTACATGCGAAAGGATTATGGAAGCTTTGAGTCCCTTGGAGAGAACTCTAAAGGAAACACATGAATGGTCTCTTCAGAGAATGCATTCTCTATGTACTAAATCTATGGACACTAAAGATATTGATTTAATTGACGATGCTGATGCTATTCGTCGTGAGTTTGATGAGTGGTTAGATCCTGCTGGTATAGATCACGATATTATCTCTTTGGAATATATTGGAGAGGGTAGTGAGTACCATAAGTAGAACTGGTAAATCTAGACCCAAAGAAGAAGACTGTCG